TTTTTTAATCAAAAGGAGACTGTGAAAAATGGAAATAGAAATCAATGGCAAGAATTACCCGCTGACATTTGGATTTGACTTTATCGACTACGTGAACAAAGAAAACGGTATGGAAGCAGACGGCATGAAAACGAATATCGGTGGCGCGGCTATGCTTAACGCTGGCTTGCAAGGACGTATGCCTTCATCTTTACGACTACTTATCAAAGGGGCAACAGTCACGTTACCGCAAAAACCTAGCAACAAAGCGATTGAAGAATACATCGACGAATTAGCCGATGATGACGAGGCCTACAACGCTGTATTTGACAGTGTGTCAGAAGAATTGGGGAAGCGTCCCGCCATCCGCAGAGAAATGGGGATTATGAAGAAAGTCAAGTAGATTCGAAGGATGACATTGACTATACCATTGATGAAATCAAAGCCATTGCAATCGGACGTTATGGCGTACCGTATGACCAAGTAGGACGTTTGACAATGTACGAATTTAGATTGCTATCCATCGCTTATCAAGTGAAGCTGCATGATCAACAATTCGATTCAGCGCATCAAGCATGGATGAATCAGCAAGTCCAAGCTACTAAAGGCAGCGGAAAAAACGTTAAGTCAGCTTATAAGACGTTCGATGACTTCTTTAATAATAAGAAACAGTTCGAACGTATATTCGTGCCTGAAAAAGACAAAAAACGCCGCTTAACAATGGCAGAGAAGAACAGACTCCTAAATGGGAGGAGGTAATACATGAGTAATTTTGATTTAGTCGCCACGTTAAAAGCAAACGTTTCTAATTTCACAAGCGGAATGCGGGATGCTCAAAACGCAATGCAGAATCTTTCTGACGAATCTAAAAATATGAGTCAACGTATAGGCGGAGTCATGCAGAATGTAGGTAAAGCGATGACTGTTGCGGTCACCTTGCCGATCATTGCAGGGGCTGCTGGAAGTGTTAAAGCATTTTCTGATATGGAAACTGCTATGCGTGGGGTGTCAAAAACGACCGAGTTAACAGAAACAGAATTTGAAGCCATGCAAAAAGCGATTCTTAATATGTCCAGAGAAATGCCAGTTGCCGCAACGGAAATAGCGAGCGTGGCAGAAGTCGCTGGGCAGTTAGGCGTTGAGAAAGACAGACTGCTGGACTTCACAGAAACGATGGTTATGTTAGGGACTTCAACCAATATGAGTTCAGAAGAAGCAGCAACTGCTTTGGCACGGCTTGCAAACATAACAGGGATGCCACAGACAGAATTTGACCGCTTAGGTTCAACAGTTGTTGATTTGGGTAACAACTTAGCCACAACTGAGCAAGAGATCGTAGACATGGGGCTTAGACTAGCTGGTACGGGGTCTCAAATTGGTCTGACCGAGCATCAAATTATGGCTCTCGCAGGCGCGATGTCTTCTGTTGGTATTCAAGCAGAGGCTGGCGGTACGGCTATGAGTACCGTTATGCAAAAAATAAATACCGCGGTGCTTTCTGGGAGTGAAGAAGTAGGTAGTTTCGCTAAGGTAGCGGGAGTGTCTGCACAGGAGTTTGCGAAAACTTGGGAAAGCGATCCGCAGACGGCTATTTTATCGTTTATATCCGGATTAGGTGATTTAAACGAAGAAGGCGTCGATACGGTCACACTACTTGATGAATTAGGCATTAGCGGAATTAGGGAAGTAGACACGCTAAACCGTTTGTCTGGCGCAAGTGATATATTAGCAAATTCTTTTAACCTTGCGAACGGTGCTTGGCATGAAAATACCGCGCTAACAAATGAAGCACAAGAAGCTTGGGGCACGATGGCAAGCCAAGCGCAAATACTTTGGAACGCTGTGAAAGAACTTGGAATAACGATTGGTGCAGTATTGGCTCCAGCTATAAGTTCCATAGTAGGATGGGCAACGCGAATAATTCAATCATTCATAGATATGGATGAAGGCACTCAAAGAATTATCTTAGGATTTGTGGGGGCGGCAGCTGTTGCTGGCCCGTTATTAGTTGCTTTTGGAACGATGCTTGTTCTGTTGCCTAGGATGGTTGAAGGGCTTAAATTAATGAAGATAGCATTACTTGGTACTGGAGAAAGTGTTGGATTGTTATCCAAAGCATTTGCATTCCTAAAAAGTCCGATCGGTCTAGTCATACTTGCGATAATCGCTATCGTTGGAGTCATAATTTACTTATGGAACACCAACGAAGAGTTTCGTGCGGCGGTTATTGACATATGGAACAGAATCAAAGAAGGCATTCAAACAGCTTGGGAAGCATTGAGAGCATACCTTCAACCGGCCGTTCAAGCGGTCGTTGATTTTGTGAAGGAAATATTCGGTGGGTTAGTCACTTGGTGGCAAGAAAATAATGAGATGATCCTTCAAGCTGCTCAAAACGTCTGGAATTTCGTGTCACAGGTTATAACTGTTGCGCTCGGAGTCATTATGGCGGTCATGCAGAAAGTGTGGCCGTTCGTTGAGAAGTTAGTTGTGTTTACTTGGAATGCGATTAAAGACGTGATCCAGGGAGCGATTACAGTTATCACTGGAATCATCGAGTTCTTCTCAGCGCTATTCACTGGCAACTGGTCAGCGCTTTGGGAATCGGTCAAACAAATAGTAACCGGAGCGGTTCAGTTAATTTGGGGACTAATTAAATTATGGTTCGTCACTAAAATTATTGCACTGGCTAAAGCTTTGCTAGTCGGATTAAAAACGATTGTCACGACGATTTGGAAGACTATCAAATCAATATTCACCGGAGGACTTCAATTCATATTCGGAAAAGTGTCCAGCATCCTCGGCTCGATACTAAAAGTATTCACTAATATTTTTGGAAATGTCGTTAAATCAGTGACTTCCAGCTTCACTAAAGTGACTAGCGCGGTCAGCAAAGGGATGTCCAGTGCACTACGGACAGTGACTAATTTTGTATCTAAATTCTTTAAAGCCGGAGCCAATATTGTCGGAAATATCGCAAAAGGGATCACTTCTGCCGTTGGTAAAGTGACTAGCGCGATTGGCGGCGTATTAGGTAAAGCAAGAGATTTACTTCCTTTCAGTCCGCCTAAAGATAAATCAAGTCCGATGGTAGACGTGCACAAGAACGGGATCATCGAGCAGATCGCAAAAGGGATTTACGGCGAAGAGAACCAACTTAAAAAGGCTATGAACAGCGTTTTAGGTACAGCAGGGAATGAAGTCAGCGATTTTAACGGCAACATAAACGACGCTTTGAGAAGTTCGATCAACGGTGGGTATTCGATGAACGCTAGCGGAGAATTATCAGTGAAACAACAGCCGGCTTACTTGAATTTGAATATAGGCGGGCAGAACTTCACGGCGTTCGTCGATAATATTTCAGATGCACAGAACAAGAAAATAAGACTCGAATCAGCATTCGGACTATAGGGGGGTAATCATGGACTATCAAACATTAGCAAAGAATCATTCAAATATAGATCAGTTGCCCTCTGAGTCGCTGATTATTGACGGCGTGCCGATGGAAGATATTATTCCTGGGTTCCGCACACTCTCTGTCAGTGGCAGGGAGTTAAGCGGACGGAGCATCAACGCGGTGAGACGAAGCGGGGGAGATGGTGCGTTGCTCTTAAATAGCACACTCAACCCGCGCATCCTCACGGTTAGATACAGACTAGAAGCGAGCGACAACGGTTCTTTCCGTGCGGCCTTCAATCAACTAAACGTTGTTTTGCACAAAAGCAGCTTAAATATACGTTTTCTTGACGAATTAGAGTATAGCTACACTGGTACACTCGAAACAGCCGAAACGCCACCAGAGGGCAGAAATACAGTCGTGAGTGCATTAACGTTTTACTGCGCTGACCCTTATAAGTACAGTGACCCTATCACGGTAAGCAGTACGAATAACGTGGAGATAACTATCGAGACGTTTTACACTACGTTACCAAGGGAATTAACGGTTACGCCAGCTAATGATACAGCCACATTGACCATTCGAAATGGCGACAAGCAAATACAACTCGTTGAAGGCTCATTCTTAGCCAACCGGCCGGTTTTAATCACATTCGGGGATGATATTACCGTCACGAACGAAAACGGC